GCATCCCTGAGCGGGCCGTCCTGGCCCTCCAGGCTGACGGCTGGATATGGCGGGACACGGTTATTTGGGCCAAGAAGTCGGCCATGCCGGAGAGTCTGGCAGGCTGGCGGTGGGAGCGGTGCCGGGTGAAAGTGGCAAGTGCTAAAGTCCATTTCGGCGGGGTGACAACAGTGTTAGCACCTAATGGCAAACAAGTGAGGGCGGGTGGAGCCGACGACCCAGACCGTCAACCAGAATGGTCCGACTGCCTCGGTTGTCCCAAGTGCGCCGACAACGACGGCCTTGTCCTCCGGCGCGGCTCCTGGCGGACGACCCATGCACATGAGTATATTTTCATGCTGACCAAGGGGATGGGCTATTACGCCGACGGTGAGGCGGTCAAGACGGCGGCGCAGTATGGCCGCAGGGATTGGAATGGACAGGACCACTTCAAGGGCGGCGATTTAACTACTGGACACAAGGGAACAACAACCGGGGCGGACCCATCAGCCGGAGCCAACCGCCGCAGCGTCTGGAATGACATCAGCCCGGAGCCATACGGCGGCGCCCACTTCGCCACGTTCCCGTCCGACCTCCCACGCATCTGCATCCAGGCCAGCACATCGGAGCGGGGATGCTGCTCGGAGTGCGGGAGTCAGTGGGCGCGGGTGGTCAACGATTCGCCGTCCATCCCGCGGCCTGGTTCGGGATGGACGGCGGGAGATGGCACCTTACGCAATGATGGAGAGCGACCCGGCAGTTACGAGAAGCCACCGATAGAAACCCTCGGCTGGCGTCCGACTTGCAACCACGACGCACCGGCCATCCCCGCCACCGTCCTCGACCCGTTCGCCGGGACGTTCACCACTGGCATGGCGGCGCAGAAGTTGGGACGCCGAGCGGTTGGCGTGGACATCAGCGAATCCTATCTTGAGCAAGCCGTCCGGCGCCTGTCCGCGGTGACGCTCCCGATGGGGATCTGATGACACCACCAAAAACCAAGGGAGAACTGAGGCAGCTTATCGACCGCCTGGCAGACCCGGAGGAGATGGCCCGGTGGTTGGAGGAAATCTTAAACCCTGATGATGATCGAGCCGGCCAACGGCCCGATGAGCAGGGGCGTCTGCTTGATTTGTAGGGCGACGCGGGACAACCGGAGGGACGGGGGATGATGAAGCCCTATTACGATGACGGCCAGATTACCATTTACCACGGCGACTGCCGGGAGATTCTCCCGTCGTTGGAGCCGGTGGACTTGGTGCTGACCGACCCGCCTTATGGGATTGGCTTGAATACTGATAACAGTAGATTCAGTGGGGGTTCTGCTGGACACATAGCTAGAACAGGCAACGGCATTGGTCCAGCGAATGGGGTGTCCGTTATTGGTGATGACCACCCATTTGACCCGGCTTTCCTTTTGATGTATGGCACCAACCAGATTATTTGGGGATGGAATCATTATCCCGATAAGCTACCGCCAGGAACGTGTCTGGTATGGCTGAAGCGATACGATGAAGCGTTTGGTTCATTTCTTAGTGACGCAGAAACAGCATGGATGAGCAAAGGGCATGGGGTCTATTGCAAGCGTGACCTTACGAATAATGCCATCGCTAACGAGCGATTACACCCAACGCAGAAACCCATTTCGTTGATGCGTTGGTGTCTTGAATTCTTCCCCGATGCCCAAACTATCCTCGACCCGTTCATGGGCAGCGGGACGACGCTCCGGGCAGCGAAGGACTTGGGACGCAAAGCCATCGGCATCGAGATTGAAGAACGGTATTGTGAGATTGCCGTCAAACGCTTGGCCCAAGAAGTTCTATTGTGAGGTCTGAGAAAGCTATACAGTCTGACATAATCAAGCACCTCCGGGGGATGGGCGCGTGGGTGTTCAACGTCCACGGCTCACCCTACCAACAGGTCGGAGTGCCGGACTTGCTGGTCGGATACCGGGGCCGGTTTTATGCTATGGAGGTCAAACGCCCCGGCAACCAACTGTCACCGGCCCAGACCAAGGCTATCGAGGCGATCCGGGCCTCGGGATCTGTGGCCGGACGGGTGGAAAGCATAGAGGAGGCGGTGGCGCTGCTTGATGTATGACCGTGAATTAAGGCCAGGGAAGACAACGACCCGGATCACTATCGAGGCCGGCGGCTATCGGTGGCTAGTCCACGGCGGAAAGGAAGGGAATCGTTGGCATAGCCATCTGGTGGAACTCCTCGGAGGGGAACGTCTGGACGTACCGTTAAACCCAAGGTTATTACAGCAGATGCGGGAAGCGGTGGCGCGGCACCTCGGCCTTGAGGTTACGGTCGTGGCACGCATCGCGGCAGACCTCATTCTAGCGTGATAAAATGACCGCATGACAATGCGAGACCGGGTCAAGGAACTGCGAAAAGTCCCAGCCTCGGAACTCCGGGCCAACCCTAAGAACTGGCGCCGGCATCCACCGGCCCAGGAAGCCGCCCTTCGGGGAGTCCTGGAGGACATCGGCTTTGCCGATGTGGTGATCGCCCGGGAGACCGACGACGGCCTGGAGTTGATAGACGGCCACCTCCGCCAAGAGGTCATGGGCGACCAAGACATCCCGGTCTTGATCGTGGACGTAACCGAGGAGGAGGCCGACAAGATGCTCCTCACCCTCGACCCGCTGGCGATGATGGCCAACGCCGACACTGACCAACTCCTCCATCTACTACGCGACACCCAGTTTGAGTCCCAAGCGGTTAACGATATGCTGGAGGCGCTGGCTAACGGGGAACAGATGCCGGACTTTGAACCCGGCAGTATTGATGACCAAGGCCGGCTTGACGAAAAGAAACCGATTGAATGCCCAGAGTGTGGCCATCATTTTACGACCTGATCTGAGGTTGGATTGGTGTTCCCATGCAGCGGCCAAATATGCCGTTGAGCATTGGCATTATTCCAAGAGTCTCCCAACGCCGCCACTTGTCAAGATTGGCGTGTGGGAAGGTGGTCGGTTTATTGGGTGCGTATTGTTTAGCAGGGGGAGCAATAATAATGGCTTAAAACCGTTTAATCTGGATGTAACTGAAGGGTGTGAATTGACAAGGATCGCACTCGGTGTTCACCGATCGCCAGTAACTAGAATCGCCAGCATAGGGATTAAGTTAATGCGTCAAAGCAACCCGGGTCTGCGGTTGATTCTGTCGTATGCTGATCCTAATAAGGGCCATAACGGCACTATCTATCAGGCGGGAGGATGGATTTATAGCGGCCAGACATCGCCCGATATTGAATATATCGACCCTAATGGGCGACATTGGCACTCTCGCCAAGTAAGCCGTACTGGCGTGAAACGCCAGTACGGCGAATACCGCCCAGTTCCAAAGTTCTCCGATTGTCAGCCTATTCGTCTGGATGGCAAGCACCGCTATCTATATCCTTTAGACAAAGCTATGAAAGCACAGATTGCGCCATTGGCTCAACCATACCCCAAGCGTCCGAAGGACTCCAGCGAACCGCCGGCTACCCATGCCGGAGAGGGCGGGGCAGCACCGACCCGGACGCTCCACAACTTGTTCCCATTACGGAATCGGATGTCCTAGATTGGTCACTGGATAATACATGGGTTTACAAAATGGAACGCGAATCACAGCCGAATTAAGGCGCTCCCAGGTCTTGCAATTGAAGCAGGCCGGGGCATCCGAGCAAGCCATTGCCGATCAGCTCGGCGTGTCAAAAACCCAGATCAACAATGACGTTAAGCGCCGCCTGTCCGAGATTCGACGTGATGACACCGAGGCGGTCGAGCAAGAATATACACTCCAGAAGTCCAGGTATGAACGGCTCCTCCTCCGGTGGTGGAGTCAAGCCACCGGCCCAGATGATACCCAGGCCGCGAAGGCAACCGGGATAGTCCTGGACATCCTCCGGCGCCTGGACACCATCGGAGGGCTTGTTCCTGACAAGCCGTTGATCCAGCTTAACCAACAGAACGTTATGGTCGGCGGCGTGACCTTCGCGGACCTCCTCCGGGAAGCGATGGACGGCGCTGGTCACGTGGTGGAGGGTGAATGTGTCGATATGGGGAATAGCCTGGCCGTGGAGAACAAAGAAGCGGCGGACGGTCGAGACCCACAATAAGCGCGGGCACGTGCGGGTATTGTGCATCGCTGGGGGGCTTCCAGTGATTGGAGCTATCAACGTCGATCAAGGAGGGCGCCGATGGACCTGGTGTCCGGAATGTGATGGTTATATCGGAGTAACAGGGCCGAGTCATCAGCCACGGTTTTTTATTCACAATCCAGAGTTGGCAAACGGTTAAACCAAGATGCCAGCATTATCCCAGGCCGAGAAGCGATTCCTGGTTGACCGCGCCAAGACTTCCCCGGACTATTTCTGGCGGTCGGTCCTCGGTTCCTCCACGGTCTACGATAAACAACTGGAGATGGTGGAGGCGGTCCGGGACCACAACCGGGTCGCGGTGGTCGGCGCCAATGGGACGGGTAAGGACTGGCAATCGGCCAGGGTGATGCTCTGGTGGATGGTGACCCGGTATCCCGCCATTTGCGTCGTCCTCGGCCCGACCCATAGACAGGTGAGTGACATCGTGTGGAAGGAGGCCCGGTCGGCATACCTCACGGCCCGGATGGGGCTGGGCGGCCAGATGTACCGGACGGCCCGGTGGGAGTTGGACGACCGCCACTATGCGGTCGGATTCAGCACCGACAACGAGTACAACATCCAGGGATTTCACTCCCCGAATCTTCTAATCATTTTGACCGAGGCCCACAATATCGAGCAGTCCCACATCGAGGCTTGCAAGCGGCTTAACCCGGCCCGGATGTTATTGACCGGGAACGCCTTCGCCAGCTCGGGGGAGTTTTACGACGCCTTCCACGGCGGTTCCGACTTGTACCACACCATTGAGATTGGAGCTGCCGATACGCCCAACATCCAGCAAGGCCGGGAGGTCATCCCCGGCATGGTGACCGCCGAGCAGATCGAGGAGCGGCGCCGGGAGTGGGGAGAGGAGTCGGCGTTATATATCGCCTCGGTCCTTGGCCGGTTCCCGGACAACCTGGAGGACGCCATCGTGCCGCGGTCTCTCCTGATGGAAGCGGTCGAGCGGCAGCTTGAGCCGGAGGGTCCGGCCACGCTGGCTTGTGACGTTGCCCGATTCGGCGCGGATAAGACTGTGGTTTACCGCCGGCAGGGGAACGTCTGCCGGCTGGCCTGGAAGTCACCAGGAGGTCGCGGGGCATCTCAAGGCGATGGCCGAGGACGACCCGGAGGTGACCGAGATAATCGTGGACGACACCGGCGTCGGTGGTGGCGTGACTGACCGATTGAACGAGGAGAACGTGGCCGGCGGACGGGTCAGGATAACGCCGTTCAATGGCGGGGAGAAAGCTAGACGGTCTGATCGGTATGTGAACGCCATCGCCGAGGCGTGGCTGGAACTGGGCCAGACGTTCCGGGACGGGACGATTGACATTGACGACAACCCGGCGGTGATCGCCCAGCTATCGGCGCGGCGGTATACCGTCCAGGGAGACCGGCGGATCAAGCTGGAGAGCAAGGACGACTTCAAGAAACGATCAAGCGGCGGGAGTCCGGACGATGCCGATGCGCTGGCGATGTGCTACGCGGCGCCGGGTCCCGGCGTGGGAGTTTGGTGATGCCTTTAGATTTCGACAGATTCATCAACGGTTATTTCAAAGCGAGGCCGTGGATGTTGGAGAAGGACGGCAGCTTCAAGATCAGCAGTTTAGATATGGACCCGGACGACCCGGCTCAGTGGAGAGGTGACACCATGACATCCAATGAGGCAAGGCCACCGGAACCTGTCCTCCATGCGGGGCCAAGGACGCCGAAGGAATATTTCACCGAGAGCCGTGAATGGCTGGAGGTGGCGGAATGGGAGACCATCGAGAATAATGCTTACGACCGTGCTGGCCCACTGGCGATGCTGGCGATGGCGTCCGCCCTCCTCGGGATATGCGCCCAGCTCATCCAGAAGCCAGAGGACGATTGACCAAGGAACTCCGGTGCGGCCATTGCGGCAAACTTCTGGCCGAGAAGGCCGAGCGCGGCACGGTCATAATCTGCTCCCGTTGTAAGGCCCGGAACGAGGCGCCATGACGGGGCTTTTCTTTTGTTTTCCGTTGTGCTAGATTTTAGCCAGTGACCTCCCGGCATGTGTCCGAGGCGTAAGCCCGAAGCCGGTGGAGGTCGCTTTGTCATTTTGGGACTTCTGGCGGAAACAAGAACCGGGCGATGTGGCCGTTGCTGTCCCGCTTAATTACGATGTGGGCCAGGCCACCTACCCGGACGCCAGCTTTGAGTCCTTCGCGTCCGAGGGCTACGGCAAGAGCGAGATCGTCTACGCTTGCATACGTGAGCTTGCGGTCTCCGCGGCTTCTCCCCGGTATTACGTCCAGGCTCCCGCCACTGACGGCGGGGCCGTCGAGATAACCTCTGGCCTCCTCTACGATCTGACCAACCGGCCCAACCCGACCTCCGACTGGTATTCCTTCATCGAGAACCTGGTCACCTATTTGATGGTGGCCGGGAATAGTTATGTTCTAAAAGAGCGGTCAAGGTCCGGCAAGGTGTCCGCCCTCTACCATCTCCGGCCCGACCGGGTCCGTATCGTGGGCGGGGACCACGGCGCCGAAGGCTATATCTACGAGGTCGGCGGCAAAGATTATTCCATCCCCAGAGAGGACATCTGCCATCTTGCGCTGCCTAATCCCGGCGGCGACCTCTACGGGCTGAGTCCTCTCCAAGTCCTGGCGCGGACTGTGAATCTCGATCTCAATATGACCGACTTCGCCAAGGTTTATTTTCAGAACGCGGGCGTTCCGAGCGGCCTCCTTAAGCTCAAGCGGCGTCTCAATTCACAGGAAGAGGCCAGCGTCATCCGGTCCCGCTGGCGGTCGCAGTTCGGTGGGCGGAACAACTTCCACAGGATCGCTATCCTGGACGAGGACGCCGACTACGTCCCGATGGCTAACGCGCCTAAGGACATGGCGTTGACGGAACTCCACGACCTGACCGAGTCCCGCATCTGCGCGGTATTCGGCGTTCCGGCCATCCTGGTCGGTGCCAATGTGGGACTCCAACGCTCGACGTACTCCAACTACCGCGAGGCCCGGATGGCCTTCCACTCGGAGACGTTGGAGCCGATGGTCAGTAGAATCCTCCGGCATATCAACCGGAACCTGTTTGACGATTACCCTGGCAACGAGACCTTGACGGTGGACTGGGCCGAGATGCGCTCTGGCCTTGACGACCGGGAGGCGATGACCACAAGAGTTAGCGGCCTATTTGCCGGCGGCATCCTGACCTTGAACGAGGCCAGGGAACAACTCGGCCTTGAGGCTGTCAGTGATGGGGCCATCCGGAGAATCCCGTCGTCCATATTTGAGGTGGCCGAGGGCGCCATGGCCCCGGTCGCGGTCGGCGCCGCTCCGGTGGAGGAGTCATTGCCGGTCGGGACGCTCAAGGAATTGAAGGCGCCGAGGGTAGCGAGACGGGCCGGACTGTTACGCCGCCAACTCCTGGAGGACCGGGAGGAGGAGACCGACGAGCTGGCGAAGCGGGTGCAGCGGCATTTCCGGGGAATCCGCAACCGTGTGGACGGCATCCTGGGCCGGTGGATGGAACGTACCAGCGCAGAGTCTAAAGAATTCCCGCCGGACTTCAATCCCGCTGCGCTAATACCAGAGGGCGCGATCCCCGACCTTCAGGCCATCATCGAGCAGGCCATGCTCCGGATGAGTAAAAAGACGGTTGCCAGAATCAACGAAACCGGCCTGGCCGGGACTCTGGCGTGGACAGAGGAATTGCCATTTGTGCAGTCGGTCCTAGTCCAGGCGCCGGCCAGAGCGTCATTGATTCACCGGACGACCAACCGGGCCATCCAGCGGGGCGTCACAATCGCACTTGAGAATGGCTACTCCATCGCGCAACTGGCGCGGGGAGTCCCGACCGCCGACCCTCCGTTCCCCGGCTTGCGGTCGATCCTGACCGAGACCGAGAACCGCGCTAGGCTTATTGCCCGGACGGAAGTAATGAGGAGCCAGAACCAGACTTCCGTCGGCTTTTTCAAGGAGCAGGGCTTTGCATACGTCCGCGCCGACGATATAGACGGCGATGCTGACGATACCTATGTGGACCCCGGAGACCCGTATGGCCGCACATGCGCCGAGCGCAACGGTCAGATCTACACGGTGGAGGACGCCGCCAGAATAGACGACCATCCCAACGGGACACTGAACTGGCAGCCGATGCCGAGGAACTACCGACCGGAGGAAACCGTATGATCAATAAGTTTTTTATATCGGACGCGAAGGTCTTGGACGACCGCCAGGGAATCATCGAGGCTTACGTCAATACGATGGGAGTCCGGGATGCGGACGGGGACGTTATCGACCCGGCCGCCTTCGATGCCAGTATCCGGTCCAACCTCCCCATCCCCGTCCTGGCCGGACATGATCAAAGCAAGTTGGTCGGTAAGGTGATATTCGCCCAGCCTGAGAAGACCGGCGCCGGGGACGAGCATCGGCTGTATACCCGGATGCAAATGAACCTCGACACCCAGGTCGGCCAGGAAGCCTATTCTAATATTGCCGGCGAGTATATCCGGGAATGGTCGGTGGGCTTCAACCTCCCAGCCGGTGACGCGGTCGTCTATGATCGGGCCGGAAAAGAGACTACCCGGCGAATCCTTGACCTGGACTGGGTCGAGGTCTCGGCCGTGATCCGCGGGGCTTCGCCGTCAACGTCCACTATAGCGGCTAAGACGTTGAAGGCGCCGGACACCTACTCCACTCGGGAGGAAGCCGAGGCCAGGGCTGACGAGTTGGGCTGTACCGGCGCCCATTCGATGATAGTGGAAGGGGAGGAAGTTTTTATGCCGTGTCGGACCCATTCGGCATATCAGACCGCCACGGAGGGAGGTCAGTATGAGGCCCCCGACCCGGAGGTCAAACCTTATCCCAACTTCCACGCCTGCCGCATTCTGGAGCCGGACGCCTTCGACCGCTTCCGGACATCCTCCGAGACTACCGAGGACGGCAAGTCAATGGAGATACTTTTCGGACGCCACGCGGAGTCCGGGGAGTGGGCCCTAACGTCATACCGGATGCCAGTCGAGGACTGGTCAGAGACCGAGGCCCGGTCATTCTGCCGCGCCCACGACGGCATCCTATTTGAGCCAGCCACCGGCGAGTCCATGTCGGACGATCCAGCCGGCGCCGCCTTCGACACGGTCA